ACGCGGTGCGTCTTCGCCAAACGTCTGAGAGACAAACCGGCCAAATTCATCAAGCTGCGCTTCTGGCTTAATTCTTGTTAAATGGTTTTCCTTGAACCCACTAACACGGGGAAATGGAGTGTCAGCCGCAACCGCATCGCCCTGCCGAATGAAATTGCTGGGGCTGTATTGGCCTGGACGCAAGTGACCGCCCATCTTTTCGTATTTGTCAACCAACAGAGCTTCTTCAAGCGAAAGAGGTTCCGCAGCGCGGGCGGCTAAATTAATCGCCAATGCTCTAGGGGTGACATTAGCGGCAACACGCGGGGCGGCCGTTGCTCCCTTAGCGCCGATTTCAGTAAGAATCTTTGCTGTGCGAAAGGCTTTAGCCGGTGCAGCTAGGCCCACAACAGTGGCAACGTCTGACACTATCGCCAGCGGGTCAGTCGCCCAAGTATTTTTGATATTGCGATAATTGCCGTAACGGTCATAAGCCGCTTTCTCAAGCCCAACCGCCGCCGACGTATCGGCGTTTCCAAAACGCATGTTCTCCGGCAACTGATTAATAGCTTGCTGGCCTAACCCCATACCGACATTTTTGACACCGGAAGCAATATTGCCAACGACATTACCGACTGCCTCATACTGTTTTCTCTGTTCTTCAGGATCGCCAAACGGCCTTGCTATGTAAGCCTGTTTTGCAACGTCCATCGCAAAGCCGGGGGCCGCCTTAACAACATCCGCGCCGACATCGTAGATCTGACCCGGCAGCTTCTTGAGGCCAGCCAATGCGGACTCGCCCAGCGAAAGCTCTGGTTTTGGGGCTGCGGGCGCAGCGGCAGCAACGGGCGCAGCAACGGGTTTTGCCGAGGGCGTCCTTGAAACAACTTTCCAATTATCAGCCATTATTGCACCCGAACGGGGACGTTATTTTGGAGAGTCCAAACTTGTCCGTTTTCAAAAGTAGTATTTTCGCCTTCTTGCAATTCTTGCAAAGTCGAAGCAGGTGGCGAATCGCCGTTTGAGGACGGCGCTGCATTAAACCCACCCTTAGCCCGCTCACCTATGGCTTCGACCATAGTGTTAATTCTTGCCAGCTTTGACTTCTTTTGTTCCTCGCCCTCACCAAAAGCGGGCATAAGCGCCGCCACAGTTTTCTTAACTTCTTCCGGACTAGCTGTCGCCCCAGACACGCTATAGATATAAGAGGCTGCAATTACACTTAGTGACGATTCGGCCTGTTGATATTCTGTCCCAGTGACAGACCCCTTGGGAACACCGATATTTGTCCACGGAATTTTAGCGTCGCCAATTGCTGCAAAAACCTGATTTTGCTTTTTGCCTAATTCGTCCCAATTCTTTGTAAGAGTTTTTAATTCTGGGGTAACAACAGTAAACAATTGCCTGTTTTTAAGCTGGTCAACTGTTTGTGCAGCCGGTGTCTTGGGCTTTGCTTCCGCTGCTGTAGTTACCACCGCGCCCCCCTTCGCTTGCGCTAAAGCGTCTTGCGGGGTCGTAAATACCTGCTTCCCGTTAATCACATACGATTGCGGCGCACCGGGCGCGGGCGCTGCAACGGGTGCGATATAAGTTTCCTTTCTACGCTTGTCTGCCATTGCTCTGTTAAATGCATCCGTTCCCGGTGCAATTCCTGAATTAATAAGCTCTTGAGCAAAATCACCATACTTTGTTACGGAATTTTTACTGAACAAATCCGTCCGCATTCCGGGAACGTTTGCAGCAGAGTTCCACGCTGCATCAGAGACATTGGCTGGCTTGGTCAGTGATTTTTCTTGGTCAAGGGTGCGCTGCCTTTCTCTTTCAGCCGCCGCCGTCTTCTGAACCTCAGAGAGCATCCCCGGCACGAGGTCGGCATACTTTGTACCTATTAGACCACGGGCGGCTTGTGACTGTTCCGCGCTAGTCGGGTCGCGGTTATATATGCCGCTTGTGTCAACCATTCCAACGTTAGCGCCGGGCTTGCCGGTTGCCGGGTCAAATTTGCCCGTGATCGCAAAGTCGTTTTTATTGCTCATATCAACACGCGGGTCATACATTTGCGACAGAGCGTCCGCGTACTTCTGGCTTTGAGCCGTATCAAGCGCCGCCTGGTCCTTAGTCGCTTGGCCCGCCAAATACCCGCCCATACCCTGCTGGAACACTTTCGCAAGCCCCTGAAAAGGCGAAATGGGCGTAGGAACACCGCCGACACTTCCGGCATCAATTTCACCAGCGCCCTGCTGGGCCAGCAATTCGGCATATTTCTGCTGGCGTTTGATGCTTTCAAGCTGGGCATCGTATGGCGTATTTAGGTTAACGTATGTATTAGCCATTGTCGTTCTCCGAAATCACTTATCCCAACTTGCTAAAACCGGCACCAAGCGCCGACCCGCCAAGGCTAAACAAGCCCTGCGTTGTAGCATTATTCTGGGCAACCTGCTGCCCGTATATTCCCATGTTTTGGGAAGCCGTCGCTTTCGCAGCGTCAAAAAGAGGCGCAGCGGCCACTTGGCTGCCGGTATATCCTTGGAACTGCGGGGTCTGTATCTGTGACCCGCCCATCAAAGTATTCAGCGTATTTACTGGGTTGTTATAGTTCTGGAGTTGCTGGGTATAGTCCTGCTGCTGGGCAGTATTGCCGAACTGGGACGCGCTCAAGCCCTGGTTAAACGCTTGGTTCTGGGCTTGATTGTAGAGGCCCGAACTTGTCACGCCTTGGCCGTAATTCTGGCCGATGGCCTGATTGCTGGCCTGATTTGCCTGCAATCCCTGGCTAAAGTTCTGGCCCAAAGCTGAGTTGTAGAGGCCAGCCGAACTAAGCTGTTGACCGTAGCCCTGCTGGTTAGCGGCCATATCAAGGTTAATGCCGTACAGCGCAGCCTGATTGAGCATGTCGTTGTTCGACTGGCCTTGTGCTGCCATCGCCCTGTTCCAAGCCTCTGATCCGGGCGTCACGCCCTGATTTGCTAGGTTCTGGGCAAGCGTTGCGTTCTGGCCCTCTATTTGAGGATTCAACCTGCTCATAATGGCGTTCTGGCCCGTCATGCCAGCATTAATTGGCATCCTAGCTACGCCAGAAAGGTCTAGTTCCCCGCGAGCATTGCCATATCTGCTGGCGTCAAAGCCTTGGGCCAAGCCATACTGGTCTGGGGCCGGGCCGTAATCTATTGGCCCACGCTGCCCTAACGATGTCTGAATACCAGGTCCCTGATACTGGAATGGCGTACTCATCCGGTCTTGGACGGCTCCGAGCGCCTGTTCGCCAGTCTGTGCAAGCCCCTTCTGAACGCGCATCTGGGCGTCTAGAGCAGCCTGTGCGTCCGGCGTCAGCGTTTGCGTTACATTGGCCTGATTAGGGTCGCCCGCAGTTGTGAACTGCTCGATAGTCGGCATAGGCGTCTGTACATTTTGAGTTTGACCGTATTCATCCGTATAGGAAGCCTGCGGCTGGCTCTGGTAATCAGCAAGTGCCTGATTATACGCAGCATAATCTACTGTCGGGGCGGACCCATAGGTGACTGTCTGCTTGCCATATGGTGTCGTAATGTTCGGGTTGCTTAGACGGGCTGTCTGCTGCGCTGCGGTAAGGTTTGCCGCGTTCTGGGCATTAGCTGCCGCTGTGAAGTCAGTCGGGGCGGGGGTTTTAGGTTTGTTGAAAGCAGCATTAAGGCCGCCCGCAGCGGAGGCAACAAGACCCCCACCGATAAGGCCAGCCGCTACACCTGTGGCCGCACCAGCGGTAACAGCAGTCCCAATTGTAACTGCGGCAGCAAAGATAAAAGCCATTTTATGACTCCTGTAATTTATTGCGAAGAATGTTGCCTGTGGTAAATGGGCTTTCTAAGCCTTCTTCAACCATTTCGCTTTCGGCATCTTCAACGGTAATAGAATCTGTTCTGTGAATAGTCATAAAAACGGCATCCGTTATAGCATATATCGCCCGTTTTTCTCCGGGATGACTGCAAAACATCTTAGGCCCAATTATACGCTCAACTTTATCATCAATTGTAACAGCAACTTCACCGCTAAGAATGATGAAGAAATGCTCCTTCTTGTGAACCTTGCCAATAACAATAACACCGGCTGGCTGTTCCATTTCCCTGCGATACATGCCGCCGTGAAAATCATGCCTTGTTACAGGCTCAAACTGCGGTAATTTTAAAACTTCAGCTTGAAGGGCCAAAACTTTTTCGGCCATAAGCTGTTCCGGCAAATGATCGACAATTCTAGCCAGATTACTCATACGCCAGCCCATCCGTTTTGATACACCACATCTGTCGAAGCCCATTGTATCTGTATGCCTTGGCTGGCCGTCTTCATCTGTAGCCCGGCGCAGTAACCTATGCCAGTGATGCCCAGCCATGTGTTCTGTATGACCAGATCGGCACCCCAGACAGCCGTGTCCCACAGCCCCACATCCCAGACGCCATACGATGTCCCCGAAAACGCCAAGGCAGCCGTTGTGTCCGAGGTGTCAAAGTCGATGTTCATGCCGACACTGATGGTCGGGGTGCCATTCGTGAAGATGCTGGGCCGAGCGCGGGTGAAGTATTTCTTAACACCCCGAGCGCCAAAGTAGTTAAACGCCTGGATGGTCTGGGTGGTGATGTTGCTGACATTATCAACAAAGCCGTCATCCCACGCATGGCCGACATAGCCATCCGAGCCAAAATAGGGGTCATCCCCGAAGATTTCCCAGCAATACGAGGCCCAGCCGGTAAACTGGCACCATGATTTTGTGATGGTATTCATCACATATTGCTCTTGCTGGCCGTCGGCCACCGGGATGTTGATCCAGACGGCATTGTACTTAGCCGTATACGTTACCTGCCAGCCGACAGCCGCGTGATTGCCGCCATACTGGTTCGTAGCCGCCGTAATAGCGCCCTGTATCTTGTCTGACAGGGCCACACGGGGGTCGAGGCGGCTGGATTGCAGGCTGGCTGCCATAGGCATCAGGCCGTCATAGGTCAGGATCAGCAGATCGCCGCCCCATTTGAGCATAGCCCTATTCCCGACAGGCGATCCCAGCTTCCAGACGCCTATCAGCGCCCATGTAGCCGCGCTGGCTGGGTCGGTGCCACGGTAGACGATGACTTCGCCAACGCTGGTGATGAACGCCAGGTTGTCATCAACTCCATATCCAGCATCGAGCGTCCAGGTGTCCAGATCGACCAGATGCCCGCCAAACTTGCACAGGGCGCTCAGGTCCGTGTACTGGGCGGTGCCGCCGATAGAGCTAGTCGGCAGATACCAAGCCTTTAGCGTGTATTGCTCGATGAACCAAAGCCGGTTCTTGAACAGGGTGATATTGGACAGATCGGCAGACGCCACCCCAGAAATGGACGGATTGGTCCAAGTGCTGCCATTGTACAGAAGCGCACTGTCGGTCCCATTGACGGCCATAATGTAGCTGCCGCCAGCCGTGGTAATGTTCGTGTATTCCCAGATGCCGTTGGTCAGGCCGGTCACAACAGGCGCTCCAACAGCCCCGGCAGAGGTCACATCATAGATA